TAATTATACCTTTCCTATTTTCCCCGCTTTGAGCGGAGGCAGAGGAAACATCTACGGATTAGACAGAGTATGTCAACTACTACTAGAAAGAGATTTTGACATTCTTTTCATCCTTAACGATGCATGGGTAATTTCCTATTATCTGGATACCATCAAAAAGAACGTCAACAAGAAGCTTCCCGCGATAGTAACTTACTTCCCTGTAGACTCCGAATATCATGACCCATCTTGGTACAGAGATTTCGATATTGTAAACAAAGCGTTTACCTATACCCAATTTGGAAAAAGAGTTGTAAACAAAGCAATGCCGGAAATGATAGTGGATGTTCTACCTCATGGTGTGGATTTGGATGATTTCTATCAGCTCTATGAAAATAGAAAGATGTCAAAGACAGATTTGTTTGGAGACAGGTTAGTAGGGCTGAAAAATCCAGAAGAGGCATTTATCGTCCTCAACGCCAATCGTAACCAGCCTAGAAAAAAGCCAGATGTTACCATCAGAGGATTTAGCCTTTTTGCAGAAGGGAAGCCGTCAAACGTTAGACTTTATATGCATTGCGGGGTAAGAGATTCATCTGTTGATATAGTCAAGCAAGCCAAACGCTGGAACGTAGACGATAGGCTAATCTTTACTAACTGGAATATAGGTATACAGCGGGTTCCCATTACTAAGCTAAATTTAATATTCAATGCTTGCGACATCGGGATTAACACTAGTTTGGGGGAAGGGTGGGGTTTGACAAATGTAGAACATGCTGTAACAGGAGCGGTTCAAGTAGTACCGAGACACTCTGCCTGTGAGGAACTGTTTAGCGATTGTGGATTGCTAATGGAAACCATAACAGACATTACCCTAGACCAGTCTGAAACAGTAGGGAAATTGACTACTCCAGAAGAAGTAGCCCGTAACTTGGAAATCTTATATAAGAATAGAAATCTGATGAAAGACCTTGCAAAGAAAGGGCAGGAGAAATTCAGTCGTCCAGAATATCAGTGGAGTAATATTGCTGAGAAGTTTGGGGATGCATTTGAAGAAGCCTGTTCCTAATAGGAATAATTAATATGCTACCTCCATTTCCCTCAAATACTAGGGACTTGATTGAACAGATGATAGATTATGATGGAAGAGAGATAACCATTTACACAGTTACTTCTCTGTCAGGATGCTATAACTGCAATCTAGACCCCGTTAGTAATACTTCTACAGATTCTTGGTGTCCTGTCTGCTCTGGTGAATACTGGATACCCACTTATAGTGGAACAGATATAAAGGCACATGTTACCTACGGTGCTGTAGAGAACAAGGACTGGGTAACTGGCGGTATGATTGACAATGGGCAAATACAGGTGAAGTTCATGCACTCTGCTGAACTAGAGGAAATCGTACACGATTCTAAGTTCTTCGTAGTAGATGGTAGAGAAATGAATGTTAGTAAAATTATACTACGAGGAGTTCCAGAGGTCAATCGGATTTTAGTCCAACTAAAAGAAAAGGAAAGATAAAATGGATAACAAAGGAGAAGGAATATTTCAGGAAGTTGATGTGCTGGAAATAATCAGAAGCATAGGAAAGAAGAATAAAGTAGCCCAGGCGAAAATTCTTCAAAAACTTGAAATGGTTATTACAGACCCTCATGAATATGCCGAGGTTAGAAAGTTTGTTTTAGACGAACTAAATAACCTGACTAGACAATACGTAAAGGCGATTTTCGGAGATATAGAATTCCTTATTAAATAACTATGGCACTCGAAGACACAGTTCAGGCAGTAAAAAGAGAAAGAGAAGGATTACTGGCAACCGAAAGAGGTGTGCAGGAAGCACAGCGTCTATACTCCGAACTGAGTAGACAAATCTCGAATGCTAGAACCAGATTTAGAAGAAAAAAGAGTGCAGAACATGTAGAAGTCATTGTCAGAGATGTTATCCGGGAAATAAAAAGCGGAAACAACATGAGGTTCATACTGAACAAGGAAATAGATGAAGCCTTGATAGCATCTAGCACAGAGTTTCATGAATATGAGTCTTTCTATAATCCAATTCTGAAAAAGGTATCTTCCAATAAGAGCATTTATAAGATAATTACACAAGGAACTGGATGGTCTACCAAGATACTTCCTCAAATTGTCTTTGAAGAGGAAGCAGGAAATACCAGTGACTACAAACATGGCATATTATCTTATAGACTTGAGTTAATTCAAAGAGGTTTAATGGGGAAAGTTGGAAAGCAGGGTTCTGGAAAAGGATTAAAGGCAACTAATTGGTGGAGGAGAAATGTCTTTGGAGACGAAAGCTACGAAACCACTGTAAGTAATCGTATTAGATTGTCTAATCGAGCAGCCCCTTTCTGGCAGCTAATAGCTAAAGGCTCTGTAGGACTACCTGCTACAAGACCAGATGGTTCATACAATCCTTACCCCTCTAAGGGATATGACTTTGTTGATTTTGCTGAAACTAGAATAAGAAGTATATTTCAAACAGAACTATCAGCACAAAAACGATTATGGGAAGAGGAAGTACGTAAATTTGAAGAAGAAATTAACAAGGCTATAGCCTTTAGAGATAAATTCGACGCGGACGTAAAAAACCTCTCAACAGACTATAGAAAGAATGAAGGTATTCTACAAAGTTTTGGGGAAAGAAGGCGGTATATTGACGAAGATAGATTAGCAGCCGCCGCGGAAAAATATAGAGCCGGAGAGGGTTTGGGCAAATCCAGGGTGAATGTAGGACTTCCTGGAAAGAGAATTTATCTAACTTTGCAGAGATTGGAAGGGTATGACTAATGACAGAAAGCATGACTATCTATAGACTAGAAGATTTGAGCATGAATTATTGGGTTCGGGATATGTTCAGTCCCTTTGGTCACATTACAATTGTAGACGAATTTCCCAATAGTACACTTATTATACCTACCATCTCTATAGTAAATGGAAAACTCACAGAAGAGGAGTTTGAATTGGGAAACGCAGAGGGGATTAGAATCAGAAGGTGGTACATTGACATATTTGCCGTAAACAAATCCCAACGGGACGACTTCGGTTATAAATTATTGAGCGAGTGTAAGAAAGGCATCAACGTTCTCGATTATAATGAGGGATTTCCCCCAAATGCTTCTCCAACAGCTATAAATCACCTGAGCGTGATTAGTAGAACGTATGACCCAATAGATGTTATTTCACCACTCAACGAGAAACTCTATTATAGAGGACAATTGATTCTTATCACTAAAAATGATAAAGTTTAGGAGGATTAATAAATGGCACAGAGATTAGCCGTCCCATCAAAGGAACTTCAATTACATATTGTCGGGCCTAGGGACACTTTCAAGGCGTCTAGAGTCCAGAGAGTAAGCATGACTGCTGAAATCCCAGCCGAGGACAAAGACGAACTTGGAAATCCACAGCACGTTGGAACAGCAAAGGACACTCCTAACGTAACGGTTACTTTCTCAGCTTTCGATGTTGGTATTAAAATCTTTGCCGCCCTTACTGGTGTAGACCCAAATGCCTACCCAGCAGCAGGCGTAGATGTATCATCATTAAGTGAAGTTGACACAATTTTGTTCGTAAAGGATGCTGTAGCATCAGATTATGTAAAGTCTATTCATGGTCACAGACTACAAGTTAGAGACTTTACATTCAACTATCAGGTAGATGGAGATTCGACCGAGGACTACACAGCGATTGGTTCTGAAAGACGCTACCTAAAGTATGATGTAGTTGTTGATAAGTTTGCATCAGGAACTACCTCTTTCGCACTTTCTCAAACTCCAATTCAGCTAAAGAACGGTAACTACGCTCTTTCAGTAACATTGGACGGAGAATATTTGACAGAGGTTTCTTCTGCCCCAGGTACGGGAGAATTCCGAGTTGTTGGTACAACCCTAACAACTGGTGATACTCGTACAGCACAGGTTTTGGTTATTTACCACTCTAACCCTGCTGGGAATAACTGGTCAGACGTGAACGACCCATCAATGCCAGCAGCTATTAGAGGAAAAGATGTTGATGTGATGATTGTGGCAAGTGGTGTTACAACCAGCCTTACCAGAGTACAATCAGTCAATATCAACGGTAACTTGAATGTACAAGCTGTAAAAGAACTCGGAAACAGAGCAGTAGTAGGTTATCAGAGACAGGTTCCAACAATCGAAGGAACATTAACTGTTTTGGATACCGATTCAGACTTGATTTCTTTGTTGACAGAGGGTGTTGTTGGAAGCGGTATTGAGTGGCAACCTGGAGAAGGCTGCACAACTGTAGACCTATCATTGAAAATCGAGTTGGTTGACCCATGCGATGACGATGCTAGCCCACAAGTTTTGAAGACAGTTTATCTTCCATCTATCACTGTTACAAGTGACGGATACACTTCAAACGTAAATAACAATGCACAGCAGACATTCAACTTTAGAAGCTTGGACGCACAAGTAATCATTTACTCAGGCGCAATGCCCTAACAGTTAGTGTAAAACTTAAATAGCTTTACAAGGATTTAACAAAAGGAGCTATCGTAGATTTCCATAGGAACTCTATGGTGGCTCCTTTTAATTTAAGAAAGGATATAGGAAATGATAAGTTTGTTAGAGGCTCTTTCCGATTATGCTCATGGAGCATGGTCTGGATGGATGAGCTATATGTTTAGTAAGTCGGTGAGGAACGAGGACGGTTCAGTAACTATTCCAGCTTCTCTAGTAGAAAGATGGACTAGGCAAATGAGCACCCCTTATTGGATGCTTCCAGAGAATGAAAAGGATAGTGATAGAATGGAAGCAAAAAAAATGATGGAAATTGCAGGATTGGAGGAAGAAGATGGATTACGAAAAGAATGATGTAGACATTAGCAGACTATTCTCTTGGGGACGGGTATTTATCCTTGAAGGAAAGGATGGGCAGGAGGAAGGGATAATTTACATGAGGCTTTTGGGGGATGCGGATGTAAATCGAGCCCGTGTGTATGCTCTTAGAAAAGGTGCGGAATTGAGAAGAAAACTGCACGATAAGAATAGTGACGAGCGTTTATCAGCTATAAAGGACTTCGAGGATATGGAAATAGAAGATATTGTCAACTATATTCTAGTGTTCTCAATGAGAGAAATTACCAATTCCGCTATAAAAGAAATCCAAATACCTGCCCCAAAACAGCCTAAGTCTAATGCTAAACTAGAAAAGCTGGAAAAATATCAAGCAGATATTGATTCTTATAATGATAGAAAGAAAGAAGCCATCAACAAATATATCAAGAAAGAGGTAGATAAGCTAAAGACAATGCTCCTTACGGAAAGCAAAGAAGCCTTATATAAAAAATATGAGAAATCTTTGATTGAAGAATTCTGCGAGCAAGAGGCAATGCGGGCTTATGACGACATGCAGATTTATCTTGGTTGTTATAGAGACGATACATACAAAGAGAAGTTCTTTGAAGCGTTTGAACAATACGATAATCTTCTAGTAGAACAGAAAGCTCTTATCAGACAGGCTTATAATACTCTCAATATAGGTATGGACGACCTAAAAAAATTGCGGGAAGTAACGCAATAGCCTCTCTGTGGAGTGTCTCTAAAGCGTTAGGTGTTCCCCTTGACCCCAAGGTGAAACATCTCCTCCAGCTCCCGTATACGATTAGCTTCGTCATCAGGAAGATGCAACAGATAGACAATCTGAATGAACTTCCAAAAGAGAAGAGACCTCCTGATTATATTATTTGGGATGGAACCACAGAAGAAATGGACGAATGGTTAGACAGAGTTTTAGACCATTCTGGAAAGAAGCAGACCCAAGTAGAGTTCGTTATTAAAGGTAGCGACATAGAAGGATAACAATGGCAGAGCAAGATTTTGAACGATTACTTGCAATAATTAGACAACTAAACCAACAGCTAGACCAGGTAAGGGGAAATGTAGAGAGATTTAGTAGAGAGTTCCAACGTACAGGCGCGGGGGAATTTAACCGCGCCTGGGAAAATCAGAGGGTTATATTCAGCCAGCTTGCAAATGAACTTGCTCATGTAACGAACGAATATAACAGAATGAAACAGGCAGCACAACAGGCGGCTACCACAAATATTCCTCACCCTCCCGGAGCCACAGACCCCAATCAGCCCCAATCCATTTATGGTAGATTTAGAAATGCTAATTCTAAAAACAGACCCGGCGTAGATGTGAGAGACAGAGGTTTATATAGACCAGACCCTCTAGATATTGTCAAGAAAGAAACTGAGATTGCCAGAATCGAGAGAGAGCGTGTCGAAACCTTAAGAGCCACTCTAGCTTCGGAAAAGAGATACGAACAAGCAGTACGTATAGCTGAAAGACAGGGTTATAGTGTCGAGAATCTCAAAAACATTAGAACTAGAGGTACTGGTAATATTAACCAACTACAATTTGAAAAGTATAACGAGTTGGGAATTAAACAGAATCTAGACTTATTTGTAAATCAGGGAGGTAAAACCACCCCTGGTATTAGCAATCAGTTCAGAACCTTTGGTCAAGGCGTTGTTAGAGACATTGGAGAGTTAACCAAGTGGTCTTTGGCTCTCGCGGCTGTATACGGGCCTTTGCGTAAGCTGGGCGAACTTACAGACGAGATGATTGAAAACCAGACTAGATTAGCAGATGCTACTGTATCGGTAGCTAGTGCCTTCCTAGAGCAAGGGGAAATCTTCGATATTGCTGCTGACCAAGCTGCTGGTGCTGGTGAACAAATCGCCGGAGTTATTGACGCTTTTACACAAGCTTATAGAGCTACTGGTGGAAATTCTGACCAAGTAGAAAGATTATCTACAGCACAGAGGTTACTAAGCGATTCTCTTATCCTCTCCAAACTATCCAGCCTAGACCAAGCATCTGCCATTGATACTCTCTCTGCTGCTTTGAGACAATCTGGTGGCGACCTTACAAAAGGTACTGAACTCTTGGATAGCTGGGTAAGAGTTACGAAAGTAGCTAATGTAGACCTTGCATCGTTGGCTACAGGTTTCGCTGTTTTGGGAGATGCTGCGGAAGCTGCACAGATTGGTCCAGACGAATTGAATGGCATTCTAGCAGCTCTAGCTGAAACTGGTGTTGCCAGTGGAAGAGAGCTAGCGAATACTGCTAGAGCTATCGTGGCTGGTTTCCAATCTGACCAAGCAAGGGAAGAACTAGAAGCCCTAGGTATAGCCGTAGAGGATTCTACCGGGCAGATGCGTCCTTTCTTGGACATCATGCAGGAAATACATAACTTACAACAGGCTGGTATTATTGACGATACACAGTTCTCCAGATTATCTTTGGCTCTGGGTGGTGGTACTCGTAGACAAGCTGCCTATGCTACCTTTATCCAGAATTTCGATAGAGTATTTGAGGTTGCTCAAGAATCTTCTAGAGCTTCTGGAGATGCCGAGGCTGCTCTTGCTAAACAATTAGATACAGTAAGAACTTCTCTAACAGAATTAGGTAATGCCTTCACTACTCTAGCACAAACAATGGGTACAGAAGGAGGGTTTTTAGGTATTATCCAAGCTAGTGTAGAGAACCTAACAGCACTTGTAGGAACATTTGATAAACTAGTTGGTCTATTAGGCAAGGCTACTCCTGCAATGGCAGCCTTTGTTGCCACTTCTCTGGTTCTAAAGCAGAGCGGTAGAGGTGGTATACAGGAAGCTTTATTTGGTGTAGGGCAAGGAGTACTACCTGATAAAACACCGTATGAGCTTATTAATCGTTTGAATAGTGTAACTGGTGGAGGAAGACCTCCCGTACTTAGTCAAGGAGACAAATTCAAACAATTCGTTGGTAACGATGTTTTGGGTAAAAGCGGTGCTGCTGGAATTTTCCAGGGATTAGCTTTATCTGCTCTTCCTGCTATATTAAATGCCACAAATAAAGATGACCGATTTGGTAAAGTAAAAGCAGGAGCAGACGTAGTAGGTGGTATTACCGGAGGTCTTATTGGAGCTCTAGTAGCAGGAAGTCCTGTTATCGGTGCTGCCATAGGTGTATCCATTTCCGAGGCTTTTGTAAATGCTACAATAGCCAGAAAGACAGATATATTTGGCTATGCTGTCGGGCCTACTCTTGGAACAGCGGGGGCGGGTGGTGAGACAGACGTACTAGATAAGGCACTAAAAGACGCCGAAAGAAGATTATATGAATCCATTGGCTTTGGCAACGAAGGTTTGGGACGTTTAATCTCATCTCCCGGTGGTAAGATAGAAGATGCTGTAGAAGATTTGAATGATGCCATTAAAAGCCAAGACAAGGGTGCTATTAACAGATTCATCACTCCAATTACAAATGAAGATGTTATCAGAAGAACAGTCTTACAAGAAGCGGGAGTTACAGTAGATTTAGTAAAGCAAGCATTTCAAACGGGCCAACCAATTTCTGTTTCCCCTGAAAGGTATGCCTACAATTTAGCATCGGAAGCTGCACAAAAAGAATATGATAAAGCCCTGGCTGGCTATAAAGCCGGTAGAGGAGAGACAGCGGATGTATCCACCCCCTTTGGTAATTTGGTTAGTCAAAACAAAGAACTCTACGGAGAGCTTCTCGGAACAATCAGAGAATCATCTAAGAATCAGTTAGCATCACAAAGACTCTCTGGGGATGTAACCGGAGCGGAATACGCTAGAAGAACTACATCTTTGGGTGGGTTTGATATAAAAGCTTTGCAATATTACACCGCTTTGGGGGATGAATTCATTAACATAAATAAAGATATAGATAATGCTAGTGAAGCTTTTGAAGCGTTCAATCAAATTATCGTATCTGGTGCTGGAGACAGTGTTCCCGAAATTACCTCTATAGTTGGAGAAATCCAAAAGCTTATAAATATCCTCAATGACCCTAAATTGCAGGATACTTCCGCTTTGGAAAAACTAGGCTTTAAAGATATAGACCAAGTTAGAGATAGACTACAAGAATTACAAGAAGTGGGTGCTAACACTCTAACTGACATATACAACCAAACAAGACTTAGCCAGTTGGAAATCCCTGAAATTCAGGGAGATATTAATAAGCCTCTAACTAGACAAGAGGAAACCTTAGTAGAACAGAGAACATCTCAACTAGAAAATCAGTACTACAAAGAATTCCTAAGACTACCTAATGATATGTTCAACGCTATCAAGGATAGCTTCGATACTTTTGCTGTTCCTGTAAGAGACTTTGAAGATTCCGTAACCAATTTCCAAGAAGTAGTAAGAACTGACGCCGAACTAAGACAGGCGGCTATAGCTCAACTTCTAGAAGAAGGCAAGCTAAAAAGTCAAGAAACCACTCCATTTGGTATTCAGCAATTGGATATTACCTCTCAACAGGGTGCCGGATTACAGGGACAGATAAACTACTTCTCCCAATATCTAGCACAGAAGTTTCCACAATACGAACAAAAACCAGAGGAATTCGGTGTAATCTTTAGTGATTATGTAACTGATGTTCTTCACGGGGATAATCTAGCTGTAAAACTAGCTTTGGAGAAATTGGTAGACATCAACCAGAAGCAATTAGATGGTATGTATAACATTCCAGAGGGTGCTACATTCTGGGTTCCTCTTACTGCTGCTTATTACCGACCTCAAAATCAAGGAGGTGGGGGAGGAGTTCCATCATTAGATACCGGAGTTGTAGATACAAACACTAGTGCTGTAGACCGTAATACTGCTTCTCTAGACCAGCTAACTCTTCAAATAATGGGAGAGAAAGATTACGACCCTAGAAAGCTGGCAGAAGATAGGGCTAGTCGAGCCGCTTCTCTAGAGAGACAAGAAAGAGCCGTACAGAGATTTAGAGGAGTAGACGTGGGCAGGGGTAATCCACCCCCTTCACTAACTGGAGGAGTTGTTAGGGGAGAGTTTAGAGAAAGGGGAGGGGCAGACCCTCAATCCTGGCTCGAACAGATATTTACTTCTATTAAGAACTTCTTCACTAACCCAACACCAGGAGTAGGCGGGCCTCCCGGAAGAGGATATGGAGGTGGTGCTGCAAATGCAGGAGGAGGATTCCACGCACAAACTCCACCAGCCCCACAAAACCTATCTGCCAGATTGGATTTGAGATTTGACAGCAGTACTCAGCTAATCGTAGACGGTAGAATATTGGCAAGCATTATTACTCCTTACTTGGCATCTGATTTGATTAAGTTGGAAGCTTCGCAGGGAACTATTACTAAGAGATATGTAATCTAAGAGGTGAATTATGGCATGGACACTAAATGGAATTAGGATATTCGTACAAGAAAATACAATAGATGGTAGTGCAATAATACCTAGATTACAACCACTGGATGACGAGACTGTTTTGCAGTTCTTTGGCTATGAGAGTGAAATTAGAAGTATCAACGCCTATGTAGTAGGAGATACAGATAAGAATGCTCTCATGGCACTTAGAAAGACTGCTTCTGCCTACGAACTTATAAGTCCTATGGGGGATTTAGGGGATTACTATGTCAAGAAAGCAGCAGCCAAGCAGATACCCAACGTCTGTCAAACACTTCGACCAGACCTGGCGGAGGATTCTCCGATGTACCTGGTGGATTTAGATTTGTACCCAACGAGTGACTAACGATGCAAGAGTTATATGCGTCATGCACAAATACATCCAATATTATCAGTATCTCTGTTTCTGATAGTCATATAGCTCCCACTTCCCAAGTAACAATCACAGCCATAAATACTACTCTGGATATTGGGGATTCTGTAAACGTCTATCTAGGCTATGTGGGAGATAACTTCAAAGTTCTTACAGGCTTTGTAAAAAACATCGAACATTCAGAACCAGAGAGAAAATATACTATTACCTGTGCCAATGTAATGACCAGAGCTATAGACTTCTTTATAGCTTCGTCAGACCCAGAAAACCCCTTTAGTAGGCAGAACATTACAGCCGAGGATTTGATACAGGATTTATTAGAGTTATCTGGGCTAACTAACTTCGACATGGACAACACCAGCTTTACCTTCGCTATTAACAATCCCGTAGAGGTGAATTTAGTCGGGTGCTATGATTACTGTAGATTCTTGTCTAATATTATAGCCTATACTCTTTATGCTGATAATGATGGAGTGGTACATCTAATAAATAGACGACCTTATCCAGTAGGGGCAGAAGCAGCAGATTACACAATCACCGTTACCGGAGACCAGATTATTGAGACATCCTACGAGAAGTCAGACCATGATATTCGTAACAAGATTATAGTTTATGGTTCTGCTGGAATTCACAAACAAGCATCAGCGTCTTCCCCCTATCTACCTCCTGGATTTTACAGAACTGTGGTGGTAGCAGCTCCCGGAGTTATAGATTCAGACTCTATGGCTCAACAGGCGGCTGACTATAACTTAGAGATTTTGAATAGGCTTACACAAAAGCTAACGATTACAATGGTAGGGCAAACAGACATAGTGCCTAGAACTATTGCCGATGTCACTATCTCAGATTTGGGAATTACAGGAAAATGGTATGTATATTCCGTAACCCATGATTGGTCTAAAGCAGGATACACAACTACGATGGAACTAAGGAAATAGGAATGAACGTACAGGTAAAACATAACGGTACAGCAATCACAGGCTTTGTAAAAAGCTATCATAGAGAACACAAGATTTGTACTGGTATTGGAACCCTGGGAGTAGAAATAATTAGGACAATCCAGAGAACTTTTGTTCCCTGGGATAGCATAGATATTTGGGAAAACGGAAGCTTTAAAGTTAGATACTATGTGTCCTCGGTAACAGACAGTGAACCTACTGGGCTACTTACTCTAGATTGTCAGGACATCTCTAAAAGACTGGTAGATTACTTTATACCGGACTCATACACAGTAGATTACCCTAGCTATACTAGATACTGGATAGAGAAGTTCTTGACAGAGGCGGGAGTAGACTTTCAGTTTACCACTTCTTCCCAAGGCAATCTTTTATCAAATTTCACTCAGCTAGGCTTAACTACAGCCTACGAACAATTGCAAACCCTCCTACAAATGAGTGGGTGGTTTATGTATTTCTCAGGAGACGAGAAAGCAGTTATTGGGTCTTTGGATATAAATACAGTTACCGGCTCTTACAATGTAGGAAAGACAGATATTTTAAATATTCTAAAAACATCCGATGATAAGATGCTTAGAAATAGAGCATTGATTCTAGGAGCTTATGACCCACAAAGAGGTGGGTATGCTAGTGCGGATGTTACAGTTCACACTCCTTGGAACTACGATAATAGAGATATTCGCTCTGTAATTATTTCCAATTCAAACATTTCAAATAGAGCAACTGCATACGGAATGGCAAATCAGATAATCAAAGAATTTGCCCGGATTACCGTAGAGAAGCATATACAGATATGGGGAGCTAGAAACTTTAGCCTAGGAAGAGCTATGAGAGTTTCTAGCAACGTCTGGAGAGGTAGAGGGCTAATTACTACGTTTGGCGTAGAAATGGGGAAAGATGGTCTAATTACCAATGTAGTTCTGGACGAGAGATGTCCCAGATTATTCGGTTACTTCGATTGGGGAGATTATGTCTATGTAGGAACTTATGGGGATGGGGTGTGGAGAAAGCACATACGTTTTGACCACACCTGGCACAACTTCTCAACTGGCCTTACAAATCTAGAAATAGTAGACTTACATATTAATAATGGGGTATTTGGTTCTGTAGGTTCTAGTGGGCAGATGTATTATGCCATAGACGACCTTCCCTGGTACCAGCTTCCCTTCTCCGGGCTGTCTTCTTCTCTAGACAACACTGCTGCTAGTGGAGGGGCTACAATGGTGGGATTCTCTGGACTTATGGCTAGAGCCGTTATTGTAGACAAGCTGGGAAATGTAGTAAGATATGGAGTAGATACATCATCTGGAGTCAATTACGGGGACTACTTTATGAACGCCTCCGGGTGGTTTAGAAATGCCTCTGGAGTATTCGGTAGTGGAGCAAGGGGATGGATAGTAGAATACGATGTACTAAATAGCAATGCAATGACAGCCTCCTATCCTATTTCCGTATCTGGAGAATATAACTTCCTGGTTATGGATTTGGAAAATGATGGCAAAAATGACTATGTTTCAGTAGCTACTGTAGGAAGTGGTGGAAGTTCTATTCCCTTCTCCAATGGGGGATATAATTTCGGCTACAAAACTTCCAATCCTCCATATATCACGCATGACCACACCATCTCTACTTCTTACAACTTCGATAGTGATTTATCCTTAGAGGGTCAAAGTGCTTTACAAGGATTTACTACCAGCTCGGTTGCTGCTGTAGGAGTTTTTGAGAATGAATCTGCTGGTGAGCGGGAATTCGTTTACTGGGACGGTGGTAGTGGTATCCGTAGACTAAAGAGGATTTCTGTTACCAAGCCATTCGACCCTCTTCTTGGAAGAGAAAGAGTTACTTTTACGCTTAATCAATCTCCACAAGCAGCAGCCAGTATTACGGATATAGCTGTTTATAAAGTCTCTAGCAACCTTTATAGGGTCTTTCACCAAACTACAGTATCGAATACTAATGATTTTACTATCTCCATCTTTTATAAGCAATGGGATGTAGCAGGTAATACTCTTTCTGCTGACACTCTTTGTGCGGCAATGGTAGTTCCTAAGGATACTGTAAAAGGTACTAGATTTTCCTTTTCTCTTGGATTTAGAACTATAGACGGTATTATTTATGCTTATGGACATGCGTTAGGAGCTGCGGCTGCTACTGGCTCAGATAACACCAATTATGTAAAAATCTATGGTATGCAAGTACCTTTATCTTCTGCATCTGCTACAGTAAACGGGTTAATTCACACACAGAACTACACCTCACAGGGTGGGGGAGTTTCCTGGAACATTGCTGCTTTAGGTTCTGCTGGAATTAGACAAAATGGAAGCTCTATTTATTATCTAGTAGGGGTGAGAGAGTGGAACAACACATTTGCGGCATCTGCTACTCAACTAAATAATTATCTTTTAGCTACTAAAAATGCAGTATCTTTTTCCAACACTTTGATTCAATCAGCAACATCCAGCACAGCTCCAGGATTTCTACTTGTCAACGACGGTAGTGGAGAAGATAGTGCCGGATATAACCAAACCACAGATACAGAAGTTATTTGGTATTTGAGAAGGGCAGCCAACAACGTCACCTATAAGTTTAATGGAGATACCATTGTAGTTGGAGGTGAAACAAGTGTTCCTTATTACTGGAAAGATAGTAATATCTACCCTCTCTTTGGAAACACAGACCACTATTACGTAGCTAAAAATGGCTCAGACTGGCACTTCTGTAGCGCACAAACAATTATTCCAGTGAGTCAATTAGCAGGTTTACCTTCCAACTTTTCAGTAGTAAAACCCATCAATACAGCTAACTTACATTCTGGAAGCTACTTCTGGATTGTCCAAGATACTAATCTCCTTAAGCAAGTAATCATGAGAAGTAGTACCACAGGGCAAATAGGTACAACCATTATACCTTTTGTCTTCATGTCAATGACGGGTTCTCGTGCATTTATGGCGGGTAACTTCGTTGTAGATAGCTCTGGAAGAGTGATGTATTTGGATAACACTGACCCAGGAGGAGGGGATTCTTTGCGATTTCTTCTTCTTAGAAGGGACGGAACAGAATTTACAGTTATCGAGGAAGAAGAGTACCAAATGAGGGTAGACATCTCTAATTATGCTCCGGCTCTCACTGTAGGGTCTGGAGAATCTACCTTTGTTTCTAACTTTGTTTATGAAACAGAATTACTAGTAATAGAATCAACCACGCCTTCTGGAAGAATTGTCGAAGACTATAGATACACATTCTTAGAGCCTACCTCTGACGGCATTGTATCTTCTGGTGTAGCCGGTTTACAAACCATCCTTTATATATCAGGTAGTGGTATCTATGGAGCAGACGCTCTAACATACTCTGGAGGATTTAGCCCAGTGTGGCAAGTACCTTCTGGATGGGGAAAGAGAATTGAAACTTCTAACCACACTCCCGGTGGGCAGTATGTATTTATTACAACCAGCGGATTCGTACAGACTTTCTATCAGAAAGACCCCCTAAGTGCGGGATTTATCCCTTATTCGGGTATGCCACAGAGTCGTGCAACTATAATCCGATTGGACGACGCTATATAGGAAAAATATGCCACAAGGAAACTATACACAACGACTAGAATACACCATACTTGATATGATTGAATCTGCCGCGAGAACCATGAAGACATCTCCTTTGAACTTGGGAGGCGTAGGTGGTGCTGGCGGTGGGGTAGGCGGGCCTCCTGGGGGATTTATTGGTCAGCTCCCACAAACAAGAGTGGCTTATGACACCGACGAGTTCGCCTATTCCGGCATACAAAGCGTTATTCCTTCCGGTTCTATTGTAGATAATTTAGCTCATATTCGTTACAGATTGAACGTTTTGGAAAGCGGTTCATCTATTACTGTTGTAGACGACAACGAGATTGAAACTTATTATGATACTAATGTAATTCATTTCTCTGGAGCTGGCGTTACCGTGGTAGATTTAGGAGATGGGGAAGTCCAGGTTCTTATTACAGCCGGTTCTGGAGGAAGTGGGACTCCACTAACAGTTGAAGAACTAGACGGTTCTCCTTCCGTGACGAATGTAGACAAGATTATTTTCAGTGGTGCTGTGGTTACAGACCTAGGCGGGGGTGATGTTTTAGTACAAATAGCTGCTAGCGGGGGAGGTTCTCCCCTAGTTGTGGAAGAGTATGACGGCAACCCCTCAGTTCCAAACGTAGATAAAATCATCTTTAGTGGTGCTACAGTAGTGGATTTAGGCTCTGGCGATGTCCTAGTCCAAATAAGCGGATGGTCATTGGGAGTTACAGAAGCCGATGGAAATCCTCTAGTATATCCTACGGACAAGATTATCTTTAGTGGATTTCAAGTTTACGATTTAGGAAGTGGAGATGCCTTAGTAGCTGCCAGTGGAATATATGGAAGCAATGAGTTCCGAATAGACCAATCTGGAGGAACTGGGGACACTTATGGTATCTTAGCTGGCTTGGTAAACGGAAGCAATACTGTTTATACAGTTTCAGCAAGTGCTTACATCTCCGGCTCTTTGAAAGTATTCCTAAATGGTCAGCTACAGACACAGGGTTCGGGAGAAGACTGGACAGAGACAAGCCCTGCGGCGGGAACATTTACATTTGTTACTGCACCTGCAACAGGAGATTTGATTACAGCCAGCTACCAAAAAGCTAGCTCTACCTCTGGTAATGCGGACACAGTAGATGGTTATCATGCTTCGTCCTTATTAATAGGCACACAAATACATTCTGCCGCTGAAAAGACTACTTTTGTTGTAAACGACGAGTTTGTTTTGTCAGATTCCGCTGATTCTTATTTAGGTAAGAGAATCAGGGGTAACTACCTGATGGATGCGATAGCTAATTTCTTGGCAGCAGCGGGACTCACTCCCCCAGCTACTACAGCTTTTGGTGACTTCCAAATAGGTGATGGTGCTGGTTTGTGGATTAAATACACAAAGACCCAAACTCAAAGTCTTATCCAACAATCTATGTCCGACTATATAAAAGGACTAAGGCTACACTGGGTAAGTGCTACAGCAATTACAGCGAAGGTTGGAGCAGCTTATATACCCTCTTTAGGATATATTTACGAAGTAGGAAGCGATATTGCCAAAACCAGCTTATCTCTATCTGCTTCGACCTGGTATCACGTATACTTGTATGACAATTCTGGAACTCCAGATATTGAGATTGTGACTACCGCTCCAGTATCCTATCACGGCTCATCCTACCAAAAAACAGGAAATAATACCCGCAGGTACTTGGGGAGTGTTAAAACAGATGGTAGCGGTAACATCTATAACTTTAACCACTCTACCGATGATAATAAAATTTCCTATCTAAGTCAGCAGGACGCATCTCCTTTCCGTGTGCTTTCTAACGGCTCTGCTACTACAGAAACCACAGTTACAATCAGCACCGTTTTACCAGTTACAGCGAGAAAGATTTATTTCCACGCCACGAATACAAATGGTACATTTGCCCTTACCTTTGGAAACAGCATAGATTCAGTCGCTCTACCTACAGGATATGTAGCAGCGGTAGGAGCCGGTAAGGATGCTTATATTGAATTCCCCACAGACACTACTCCAGCAATTTCTTACGCTATGGCTGGTGCGGGTGGAGGAGCTTACATTGACGTTTATGGATATACTTTCGAGAGGTAATCATGGCACAGACTAAAATCAAAGAAAGACAATTAGACACTCTAACTAAAACTATTTTAGTAGATAGAACAAGATATATTCCTGTGCCTAGCGTATGGGATGCTTCCGCAGGGTCTACAATCCCTGTAACGGATGCTCACGGCTCTTTATCCCAAGAGGCTCACTTTCACTTAGCGGACGCAGCAACTACGATTATCAAATCATCATTTGGTATTCCTCTTCCAGCAGATTATGATGGAATCGGTACGGTAAGTATCAACTATCTATGGAGTAGCACCGTTGCAAACAATAACGTAAGATGGCAAGTAATTGTTAGGGAAGTGGGAAATGGGAATACAGCCCATACTTCTTTGTTAATAGATACCTCTACAGTGGCAGTAGGGGCAAATGCAAATGCAATCCTATTCAGAGGAGTGGATTTGACTACTCTCCCAACAGCAGGAAGAGTTCTAACCTTTAACATCATTCGATTGGGAGCAGATGCAGCAGACACTAATACAGGACAGGTAAGCCTTTGGGGTGTTTACCTAAGTTATACAGGAGATATGTAATGGTTATAAATTCAACACTTATTCCGGCTTGGCTGGTTGGGGCGTTTATGGTCTGGGCGGGAGGAATTTGGCTTCTTTCCAGGGAGCATGTAGTACGAATGGACTCTCGCATCTTTGCCACCACCTTTCTAATCTGGGGGGCTATTTACGGGATTGTCTATCAATTTATGGATATTAACGTGGAAACTAGGGGATTCATTACCAGGTTCATGATAATCATGGTTTGCCTATCCCAGGCACTTCCTCTAACAATATCCTATATTAGGAGTTTAAAACGTGGAGAGTAGAATTCCTTTATTTATAGCATCTATGCTTTGGGCATGGCTGCAAGAACAAGAACTAAGTACGACAGAAATAACTGCCCTGATTACGGCAATCGCGGCGGCTATTAATGTTTTAGCTATTGCTTACCAAGCTTGGAGAAGAAGCAAACCAGAGGTTAAGAAGTTGGAAGCCGAAGGAGAATCCGAGCTACAAGAAGCAGTAAACGTAAATCTAGAGGGGGCTAAGATTAGCTCTGCCATGCTCGTACAGAGAATCGAAGAACTAAAACAGGACATAGCCAGTGAACGAGCAGCCAGAAAGCAGGATGCCGAATATTTCAGAAGAAGAATTAAAGACATTGAAAAAGAATCTAGGGATAACAGACTTTGGGCAGCTAGACTTGCTAAGCAGGTTATTGAGGCAGGAAAAACCCCCGTACCCTTTATCTCTAGCCTAAACGATACCGACCCTCTTATCTCTGCTATTGCGAAAGAGCAAGAAGAACTGGAAGTAGCAAGGACAACTAGACAGGAAGAAATTAGAAAGGCGAATGAATAACATGCAATTTACAAATAAAGGAATTATAGGATTTGATGTAAGCTTTTACCAGGATGACAATTCCACCCCCCAAGGAATTGATTTCGTAAAGATGAGAAACTATGGGACTTCGTTCGTCATCGTAAAATGCGGGCAGAATTACTATCCAGATTCGGATTTCAGGACTAATTGGGAAAACGCTAAGAATGCTGGTATACCTAGAGCCTCTTACTGGTTTTGCGATGATTCCGACACGGGAGTAAATCAGGCAGCAAAGTATGTCCAATTCCTAAGAGAGATGGGAGATATGGGAGAGATGTCCTTTGCAGACTTTGAAACTGGCAGCTGGACAGACTGGAGACAGCTAAGATTCTTTATAGAGGAGTTTCAGCAGAGGACTGGTCTATCTTATGACAAAATTGGAGTCTATACGGGCTGGTATTGGAATGAGCACAGACCTTATTCTCTAACGGATTTGATGTGGTTTTCCAAATATCCTCTATGGCTAGCCTGGTATACAGGAGATGTAACGAGTGTAAGACTACCTATAGGTTGGTCTGAATGTCTAATTTGGCAGGATGGAACTCCTTCTATTGGTAAGCAAGTGGGAGTGGAAAGCTTGGAAGTAGACCATAATATATTCAACGGGGATGCGGTTAAGTTTAGAAAGTATTTTGGAGCTGACCCCGTTTCAGTCCCACAAACAGGAGAAAAAATGTACGATTGCATTGTAAAATCCACAACGGTTCCTTATGCAAATTTGAGAGCAACCCCTAATGGTGCAGATATTGGAGACATGCTACCGGGAACAGCCTTTGTAGCGGATAGAATAGAGCCAGATAGTTTAAGTAGGGAATGGCTACATTCCATTACACCGGGTAAAGAGGGCTATGTTGCCGCTTGGCTCTGTGATTTCACGGAAAGACCCGCTTCCCAGACCGCATTACCTACAATCTTAGTCACTCTAAAGGCAGAGGGATACCCTACTGTAGAATACGAGTGGAAACCAAATGTTTAACGTAGAGATTGGCTTGGCAGTAAAACCCACTGATACAAGGATTTTCGCCAAGCTTTTACCCGATACTCAAGTTCCCCAGTGGCATTATAGATGCAGGTCGTATGATATGGGGATAGATATTGGAGTCCCACAGATGGTTCCATTTAATCCCAGAGATGGGACTAAAATGACCGAAGAATGGCAATGGTTTCTTATGAACCAGCAGCTATATTACATGTTTGGGCTAGAGAACTTCAACGAAGACCCTTCCTATAACTATAGACATCTAAGCCGGGATAATAGAGATAGGATTACTAAGTGGTTTAACGTGGTCTTTGACGACCACAGATTTTTGACTAACGATAGGGGGGTAAATAACTGTAGGAATTATATTACAGGAGAGAGATTGGATAAACAACTACCTATGATTTGGGAGGTAGCCTGTGCGGTAAACACTATTGAGCTGGTTTCCACACGAAGGATTATGACCCAAAACAGTGAATGGTATGAAGTTAAGACTCTAAAAGGAGACAGACCTCCTTCTGTAAGAGATATAAACTATAAGACTTCCCCTGAATTTATCCACGTAGCTGTTACCTGGCAGAAGGCAGCTAATGGTACTTACTCTACCGGAGACTTCCCCCAGGTATGGAATGCCTTTGGGTATAATAAACACTCCCTTTATCCCCTGGTTTCCCCAGAAGGAAAGGTATTAGTGGAGACAAGCAGGGTTAAAATCCTGCCTACAGGAGTAAGGTTCACAACTCCCTTCGAGATATAGCCTAGAACCTCACCAGAAGCCCCAGGTTCAATTTAAATAACAAAAACGATATAATCCCCCTTACTAACTAGTTTTGGGGGATTTTCCATTTAATTCGGTAGGTATCTCTATAAAAAAATTTAATAAATTTTACAGTAGAGAGCATATTATAGAGAGAAAGCTTCGGTAGAGCTTTTAAGAAATCTTGTGGGGTGTCTTCCAGGTACACAGGGGGCTGCAATAAAAAATCCCTACCGTAGTTTTTACGGTAGGGTGTGGGGGGTTCCTTGTGGGAATTTTTATCCTAGATTTTTCAGCACAAGGACGGCGACGGTAAAAACTGTCATAAGCACCATGCACAGGATAAAAAGCTTGAATCCAATGTAGGATTCATGTTCATAGTGGGATGGCTTGTTTGATTCGCCGTAAGAGAGTCTTACATTCGTACCGTCAAAAGATTTCCAAGTTTTCATGAGATTTTATCCTTTATTTGATTAGGTGTACTTTGGGAGATTTTACAGCAGGGACAGTATTTTTGCAGTACTTACATGTGCAATTCTTGGGACAATTCAATTTGATTTCCTTCATAGGTTTTCCTTACTAGCTAGTGATTATAAGATAGTAGAGTATCTAGCTAAGTACTCTACCAAATCTCCCATATTTCTATGGGAGATTTTCACGCTCACGCAGGCATTAAGCCAAGTCGAACGATTGTTCAGACTTTTCGCCCATTTCCTTCTTGGATTCCTTCTTGGCAATATCGCCGCTATAGTCATCGGCTTTCGATGCCAAAACTAGGCGGCGGGCAAAGTTCCCTACCTTATAGGTAGCAGCGACCGTTTCAGCGGTTTTCCCTTCGGGCTTTTCCCAAAAGATAATCACGGCGGATTCATCTCCGTCCGCAATTGCCAAGAGCTTGTCAGCAACCGCTTGTACGTTGGGGAACTTTGTAACCGCGTCAGTGGGGGTTTTTGCGGTAGGATTCTCAGTCGCCGCCACATTACGAAGTGCAACGCGTGCTTTATCATACTTAGAATCTGTGAAGATTTCTTCACCATTGATAGTAATTTTCGCTTCCATTGTATATATTCCTTCATTCGTGAGATATGCGTTTTTATGTATATGCATAGTACAAAAAACATCCAAAAAGACTATCAAGGATAATCACTAGTCCCTGTCTAGCGGATTCGATGTCTCAGAGTTCTTACACATGCCAAAGGGCATACACTCATTTTGCACCGTCTCTATGTATGTTTAGCCTTTGTTTTCACCGTACGTGCCTATCCACATGTATTAGGGATTCGGTCACTGTTACTTCCAACGAGCTATTCAATTAAGTATCAGTATAGTCGTTTTGGGGCAGGATACAAGGGCTTAACCTTAAAAGATTCGATTTTTTAAGGTTATGAGATTCTACTCTACTTTTTGACATATTTTATCCTTACGAACCCAGATTCTAGTGGCTTAAACTAGGATTTTTCTGTATACGTCTCAATGCGTGAAAAATTCAGGCAAAACGTGATTCCCTGATTCCTACCATTGGATTACGTACGATCCCAAGATTCCCCTATGGCTATAGGTGCTCCATTGGACATTCCTGTTATGGATTCCCCACCATAGGCGCAGCGTGACGGGCAGCCTATCGTATAACCATTCCCACATACTACGGTAGGAAATAGGGGAATCCTACTAAAACCGCTATTCGTAGGAACCCAGAAAATTCCTGTGATGGCTAAAAATAAGTTGTCTATACGTCTTAATAACAAAATGACCTTCCGGTTCCGACATTATTCTTTAAAAGACCTTCCGAATACGACAAAAAAAGTCAAAACTCTTCCGATACTCACATTAAAACCACTTGACTTCGTCGTATTAAACGTGCTATAATAATACTGCCATCCATGCGTATTGGCTATTTTACCGTAGATTCTATGGGAGTTCCTAGTGAAAATCACGGGAATTCTACAGAAATTCTGGGATAATCGGTCCCGAAAAGATTGGAGCAATATTATGTCTGAAAATTCCTTCCACGAACTTGATTTTATTTCTTACACAGATTATCATAATATGATTTCACGCTTGAAACCTGGAGAATCTCTGGTTGTAACCTGTGTGGAACCTGGTAAGCATAAAATCTCCACAGGGAAAATCAAGGAAAAAGATACCAAAATTGTTGGCAGAACGAAACCCGGAATGTTTCCAGATAATTTCGACACAGATGGTAGGGAAAAAATGCGTACCGCATCTGTTGCCAATCCTGCTATAGTAATGGGCTTCAAATCTTCCTGGGAACAAATGCTATATTCTCCAGTAAATCGTAGTGATATTATTGTGGACTGGTTTATGGATGAATTGAACAAGCTAATTCAACAGGAACTTTCTCAGATGGGAAATCCAGACAGATTTGAGAAAAGAGTTGTTTGGGATTTATTTGAGAAAAAATACCGCGAAGGATATGCTGAAAATCGTGGCAAACTTTCCTATAAAATTATACATAAAGGTTTGGATAAATATGTGGAAATTACTATCTCAGGTTTTTCACGTAAAGGTAGTGACATGACCGTAGGGTTTTCTGTACTAGGAAATGCATTGTACTTTGTGTACGATGGAAAATTCTCTCAATTATAGGGTAAAGATATGGACATACAATTTTCAGAATATTTTGTCAGATATCGTATCCGAGAAGAGGCGTTAAATTTTTTCATGTACGCTACGCAAACTTTCGGGATGGTCGGTCTGGAAAATCCAGAGGTCAGATTTTCAGAAAATACCACAAAGGCCGGTAGAGCTTTTGTCTCGGGGGATTTTAAGGAAATGTGGGTAGAATTTAACCTACCGCTTGCAATGGAATCCGATGAAAATTACATGGAATTCATCAGGCAAATAATTCCCCACGAAGTGTGTCATCTTGTGGCCAGATTATTCTGGGGACATTCTATAGACCATCATGGTGTAGAATGGCAAGCCACGATGAAAAAATTTGGGCTTAATCCTGACAGATGCCATAACATGAACACGGCAAAAATCTCCAGACGTTCTTATGAGTGGAAATGTCAAACCTGCGGGCAGAGTTATTTTGTAGGAATTGCTAAACACAGTCGTATGGGAAATTGTCGGCGCGGAGTTTGCAAATCAAATCTACTGAAATTCGTGAAAAATCATCAGGTAGAACAGTCCTTCGATTTAGGGTAAAATCATGTACGAACATAACG